GGAAGCGATTGCACGTTTCATGTACCCGTCTATCAGACCGTTTCGTTCAAAATCCTTCAGATTGATAAAATCAAATTCAGAGATTTTTGAGAGAAACGCTTCTGTGAATCTGTCGTATGGAACGCTCATCGTCACTCACGCTCCTTATCTCTCAACCAGTTCAGTACCGAGACATTTTTCCAAAGTAGAGATGACCTTATTTGAGTCAATACCTCCATCTGCGATAAGCTGTTTTGCGCGATACGCAACAGATTTCTTCTGTCCATCGGAGAGCTTAGAAATTATCTTCTCGATTTCGGCAGAAGACTTCTCAAACAGTTTATCAAAATCCTGAATCGGGAGAGAGTTTTTGTAATACTGTTTCATGCCGAGATAATCTACAATCCATTCTTCATCAAACATAAACCAGTTATTGATGAAATACTTCTTGTTAGAGTTTCGGGCATTCTTCAGTTCGCTCAACTCCATGTCTTGTTCTGCACCAAATGAATCCCATGCCCAACGCTCACCAGTGCGCTTGCTTTTATAGACAAGTCTGCCTTGAAAGCCGTTGCGAACAGTAACAATCTGGTTGGGGTCGATTTCTTTAGGAACGAGCGGCTTTTCCGGTTTAACGGGTGCTTCCTGCACAGCCTGCTCTGTTGCAGTGATGGGGCGCTCATCGGCAACTCTGTTGCCCTTGCCCTTATTTGAATTTTCTGTAGCCATATTTTTTCCCTTTCATACATAATGCGGGGCTCGTTGTGAGCCCCGCTTGATTTGCTTTAGTTAGGCAATTTCGTAACGACCGATACCGGCATTGCCGCCAGCCAGAACGATACCCATACCGTACTTCTCACCGTAGAGGTATTCCTGAGTGAGGTCGCCATTGCTCATGGGGTCACCCATAAGAACAATCGGGCTACCTTCGTAAACACACTTGATGGGCTTGTCATCACCAGCGATGATAGTCAGCACATCATCAGCGAGAACGAACTCAGTGGAACCAGCCTTGTGGCGCTGAGGAGTAACAACAACGGGAGTGCCGTAGAACTTACCAGCATAACCCATGTTGTAGAGGTCTTCCTTAGCCTTATCGCCAAAGGGAGTGATATCCAGATTGCGGATAGCCTTCTTGGTACCGATGATGGTAGCAGGCTTGCCGCCAGCAGCAGCTTCAACATGAGCAATCAGGTCAAGCAGTTCTTCCTCATCGTAAGCACCAGCAGCGGGGAAATATGTAACACCGCCGAAGTCCTGCGCAGTAGCATTACTCCAGAGAGTATAGATGTCGTTGAGCAGCTTCTGACGGAAGGACTCAGCAACCTTGTTGATGAAGAAGTTGAAGTCAACGCGACCGGAAAGAACGCGGTTCAGCTCTTCATAAATCTTAACGACCTTCAGAGAAGTGGGGATAGACACTTCGCTGGTGCCGCTCAGACGCTGACGACGAATACCCTGAGTACCATCAGCAGCCTCAGAAACGATAAACAGATTACTGTCTTCTACCTCGAAGATGTTCTTGTCGCCCTCAGCGACGTTACGGAAATCAACAAGAGCGTTGAAATATTCATCGCCCTGAAGACCCTCAACAACGGTACGGCTCAGCACTTCCTCGATAAGAGTAAAGAGACCGTTGCACTTACCGTCACGAATGTTCTTATAGTTCAGAACGGTGCTGCCGCCGTTAGCTTCAACCAGAGCCTTATGCATAAGCTCCATAGACTGACCAACGGAATACTGCTCCACATTACCGTGGTAGGCATCAACAGCAACCTTAACAATGTCTTTCATTTCAGCCATATTAGTGCACCTCCTTCAATTAAGCTTCTGTCTTGGCAATCTTGATAACATAGTAGGTGTAACGACCAACTACTTCGATATCAACGCACTTGCCCAGACCAGTACCTGCGGCATCAATCTTACCGCCCTCGCCAATACCAACTTCGGCATCCTTAGCGGGAACAGTGCCGCCTACGAAGCCATCTTTAGTAACAGCGAACATATTGCGGCTGCGGGGAATATAACCACGAACTGCCTTACCAGCCTCGTTGATATATTCATCCAAATTCTTTTTGCGCTCATCATACATGACTTCAACGCCAGCAACGATGGCACATTCATTGAGGTCTGCGCCGGCAGATGCGGCAACAGCCTTCATCACTTCGCGCTCGCCGTCTTCATAACCCTGAAGCTCAACGATAACGCCGTTTTCAACTTCCGCCTGTTTGCCTTCTGCATCATAGAAACGAAGAGAGACAAGGTCGGCGGGCTGCTTAGTACCGCTCATCAGGTCGGTACGAATAACTGTATAAGCCATAATCGACTCCTCCTTGTGTGTTATTTAATTATGTTGATTGCCGGGAGTAATCCCATATTCGGCAAACACGCCGCCATAAGGCTCAGGCGTTACATTGGTTTTTTCAACAGGCAACTTAGGTGCCTTGGGTTCATAAGAGAACTTTGCGACAGAACCATTTCTGCCACGGATTGCATAACACTTTTCTTCCAAGTCTTCTACGGAATATTCAGTGCTGTGCTCGCGCAGATTTTCAAATGCCTCGACGCCGACTAAGTCTTCAAACTGAGCGAAGACTTCATCCCGTTCGCCCTTTGCGATGGCGTCCTCGGTCTCTGTCTTAAACTGGCGTAAAGTGCCAAGCTCACTCTCCATAGACGTAATCGTGTCGGAGGCGGTCTGGTACTTCTGCTCCCACTGTGTATTGCTTTCATTGAACTTTTCAGTAACTGCAGCAAATACAGCGGCAAAAGCGGCAGTCTGTTCACCTTCATCAAAATCGACAATGGAGAACTTCTTGCGTTTCTTTTCGGCAAAATTGATAGTTACGTTGTCACCATCCATGGAATAAGTGAAACCGTAAAGTTTCCAGTCTTCTGTGTCATAGCAATAAACCTCAGAAGCTTCGTTATCGTAATCAACATACCAATAACGAGTCATCGTACCGAAGCAAGTTTCTACTGTTTCGGTGCTCAATGCGTTAATGAGTTCCTCGCGGAACTGTTCAGCAAGTGCAAAATTTCCAGTGGGTTCAACCACAGGTTCAGATGTGGGGGTCTTCATTTCTTCAAACTTTGCACGAAGCTCCTCAACTGTGAAGTCTTCCAGATTAAAGTCAAGCTGTTCAGCAGTCAGACCGAACTCTGCCATAAGTGCAATTTTCTGTTCCAATACCTCATCTCCTCCTTCCGAATTATTTTGTGGGTGTATGACAACCTCATTTGAGGATTGTACCGATGTAAATGATTCCTTAAATTCCTGCATCATTTCAGCAAGCTGAACCTTAAAGTCGTCACGTGAGAACAGTTCAAGTGAAGCTGATTCGTAACAAGGCTGCGCTGTACCAAGAAGACAAAATGCGGTAAATTCGAAACGCTTGATGACATATACGCCATCAACCATCTCGCCTTCCTTGACGGAAATCTCCATCGACTCATCGGTGATACCGTCCTCTTTAATCTTCTTGTAAGCCTCTTGGCGTTTCCAAAGCAGGGCATCGACGCACAGGTACTCATGCAGCCCTGAATCGTCTTCTATTTCCTCCCACCAAAAGTTGGCACTTTCGGGAATAATACCGACGGGGTGAGTCACATTAACAATGCGCATACCTCCATCTTTGTCGGTAACAAGTTCCATATCGTGGGAGCCAATCGTATCTGTTTCTCTGTCATATCTGCAAACGATAGGGCAGTTGTAGATACTGGGCATACAACGCTCAAAGGTTTCCTTGCTGATGAAGCTGTTATTTCTATTTCTTCCTGTATAACACACACGGAGAACACCGCTGTCAAAGGAAGAATTGCGCTCAGTGATACCACTGATGCCGGACGAGAATACAATGCTCATATTTCGTTCGCCCATATCTCACTTCACCACCTTTGGACATAGTAAAACCCACACAGAGAAACCGTGTGGGTTAGAATGTAAGCGTATCAGATAATGCGTATTTGATGTCACCAAGCGCAAAATCGAGTCGCTCTTTATTCAGAAATACATAAATGTGCTTTTCTTTATCACATTTAATCATTTCGTATTTCATAGCAAGAAGCTTGTCTTTTTCCTGCTCGCTGAAAACGTAAATGAATTTTGGCATATTATGCATCCTCTCTATGCTGCTCACCACTTTCACTCAAATCTTCAATCTCTTTTTCGGGAGCGCCGCCTTCATCGGTTGCGCCTTTACCATCCTCGCTTGGAGAACCACTCTGAGTTGAAGAACTCTGTAATGGACGGAACATTGAAGTTAATCCAAGGACATCATTTTCGAGGAAGCTCATGCAGTCAAGTTCAGATTGACTGAGCCCCTGTGAAGCGGCATAATAACTTATCATAGGGATACCATATTGACAAGCCTTGAGGTAGGAATCTGCCAGCTCCTTTCTATTGAACGGGCTGCAATCAAGGAATGTGACCTTAAAGTTTTTTCCATAACTCTGCGCTTGAATATAGCGATTTACAACATCTTCGATGCTCTTAACGATTCCATATGTAATTGCTTGGTCAGCCTTGATGGAAAGCGCTAATGCGTTGCCGGACGCCTTTTCATTATTGAACAGTAAAGAGGATACGCCAGCCGCGCTGAATAAATTTTGTTCTGCTTCGGCAATCGTATCAGTATCAGCCGTATTAGACTTCTCAAAACTGATTTTGCTGATTGGCATTGGCGTAAGCACAGAGCCGATTTCTTCTGGCAGAACACTGTCAAGGTTGCGCCAAAACTCTTTTGCTTTGTCAAGGTCAATCTGCCATTCTCCATCTTCGTTCAAGCCGATTGTCATAACCAGCATTGCATAATTTTCAAGCGTGGTTTTGGTAAGCTTTAACTGCTTGTAATCTTCGAGGTCGTATACCTCGCGCAGAATACCGGCAAATGGCGGAAGAGTGTAATCCAGAATATCATTGTTGCACTTAACGGCGAATGATGTTGGAGAGTCAAGCTCCTGCCATCTCATTCTACGGTCATTTTGATATACCCTGTACTTGCTTTGGAACTCAGTCGGATAATAATCCAGATACTGTGCGTGACCATCGAAGTATGAAAAATCGAATGTAACATTAAGCACATTACCTTCGATTGTTGATATACCGCAGTAGTCTGGCGGCAACTGTTGAATGGTGATGCTGTCATTGGTGACCCACATTGTGCCATAGAAAGTGTCTTCGCGCAAACATACGGTTAATATCTTTGGGAACTGTGTTTTTACATTCATCGCAGACATGGCATTGAGTACCTTGCGATAATTTCTGCTGATGGATTTGGGATTCACAGTTTTGGGGTCGATTCGATATGGGGAAACCACATAAGCCAAATCGGAGAGACCGGTGAAATACTGGATGAGCCTGCGAAAATGCGGGCTTGCACCATAAATATAAGTAACAGCCCTACGCAGTTGCTGTTGATATGTATACGGATTTTTGAGATATTCCGTAATGTTGTCTTTCGAATATAGAGAGAATGTGGGAGTGCTTGTATTGTTGTTTAAGTCTCTTGTTATCAGTTTGTTTAACAAGGCGAAACGCTGAGATATCCCAATCATACCTTCTATATCAGTGGTTTTATTTGCCTTTGGCTCTTGGTTTGTTGAACCACTTGTAGTTGTTTTGTTGCCCATTCGGTATCACCACCTTTCTCATTTAAGTTTAGGAGGCTTGAAAATAAACGCATCGTTTGAATAGTCAGCCTCACGGTGCTTGCTCAGCTTACTTTCGAGCTGAGTGGCAACATAGTAGTTATAGCTAAGACTGGAATAACGGTCTTTACGCATTCCTGTCTTTTCAAAAATTCTTACACGACCACCAGATTCATCGTGCTGCAGTTTTACCAACTCGTCGATAAGCAGCGTAGTATGAATATGTGGCATCTGTAAATCAATCTTTTTCTGCTGGGATAAAGAACTGTATCCCTTAATTTCGGGAAATGATGTACTGTCTGCATCGTATTCGGTAATAAGAAGGCGGATTTTACCACTCTTAAAACCTTCACGAAGAAGCACTGCGCATTCGGAGTTGAGTGCGGGACTACCTTTGATAGCCCAAATTGCCTTTTCAGCGCCTTTCACCGTACAGCGTTCAGCCATTTCGGTGTTGTTGCAGCAGGACAATGCAGGGAATATTTCACCTGTATCCGGGTCTACCTTATCTCTTACTAAAGCATCGAATACACCGAGACCAAGACCTGTACAGTCCAGAACAATATAGTCACAGGAGAATTCTTCGAATAATCTTCTGATAACCAATGCTTGGTCTTCTGTATGGAGTCCTTCGAAGGTTTCACTGTATACGATGTTGCTTGTAAACCGTCCTGATTTAGACGGTAGCATTTGATTGATAAAAATTGCCGAAGCGTCGTTGTTGTGCTTTTTGCTGGACATCAACGCAATATCGGCTGAAAGAATACGCTTTTCTCCATTTTGCTTCGGGAGAATCTTTATCTTTTGATTGTTGCCAAGTAAATTTGCATATTTTTCTGGCAGCATAGGATATCGGATACGTCTGTTTTTGGAGATAGAGTTAAAATCAAAAAATGAACCTCCCTCGTCACCAAACCAGAGTGCCTCCATTTCCATGAGCCACTTGATTTCGTTAAAGTCAGATTCAAGCATTTCACTTTCAACATCTTCTGGGAACAGCAAGCCTTCTTTGATTGAAAGCTGATAAGGGAATCCACAAACAAAATCCGTCTTGTTATCATCGAGCATCAGCTTGAATGTATCAAGCATTTTTGTGAACGACCAGTGGTCTTTGAAAAATGCAGATGATAGGAAGAACGATTTGTTGGGTTCCTTAGCGTATTCTGCTTTGCGCTCTTTTGCAGTGAGTTCTTTGTAGGCGGGCATACGTCTACTGGTAAGGAACTTTTTGAGAACTGTGTCAATAGTATCCTTTTTAACCATTCTGAACTCATCGACTATAAGAATATTTGCACGGTTGCTTCGTGCATTATCTGAGGCAGTAACAACCTTTATGTAACTGCCATTTTTGAACATTACCTTTGCATCCTGCCCTGAGAATTTCGTTTTGTCCAAATCAATCTCATTTTTTAGGTTTGGTGAGGCAGGCATTAGTTGTACCTGAATTTTTTCAAGAACATTGATACTTTGACCGCGTGTACCAGAAGTGATAACAACTTGAGTACCCGGGTACAGAATACATCTGACAACAGCAAAGATAGCGGTTAGAAACGATTTACCCATACCACGCGCCGCAATCCACAGGAATGTGCGCGAGCGGTTCATCATAACAAGTAAAGCAAGCTGAAACCATTTCAAGAAATCAAGTTGTAGATAATTTACTACAAACTCGTCAATGTTTTCGCGGTAATAGCTTCCCCAGACAGCCATCCCCTCGATTACTCGCTCTCGTCTTGTTTGTGTTTTACTCATGATTATGCCTCATCGTCAAGCGATGGAGTGTTATCGAAAATGTCAGAAAGCAATGTGTCGTCATCTTCGTCAGCCAATTCAGGACGTTTAACTCGTAATTCATCCATAGCCTTCTCATACATTTTGCAATAGCTATTTCTCAGACCGACCATTTTGCAAGCGTGTCCTAAAAACCAAGTTGTAATTTCTTTTACAATATGGCTCTTATCCTTCAGCTCATCTGGGGTTTCCGGGAGCGGTCTTTGAAATTCCCATGTCTGAATACCAACACCAAGCGGCATATGGTCAAGCTCGGCATCGGCTTCATCTTTTCTCTGGGTAGGCTTCAGGTTCATACTGCCGAGAAGTGCGTTCAATGTGTTGACGTTCTTGTCGATTGCCTTACCCTTAGCACTGTCTCTGGCGATTGTTGCTTCGAGAAGACAGATTTGTTTATAGAGCGCTCGTTCGCTCGGGTCTGAAACGGTAGAACCGCCAGTCCAGTCTTTATATCTCCGTTCGAGTTCGGCGTAAAAACTGGGACTGTAACCAACACCCCAGAAATCAATAACCGATTGTTCGACCGACGACATATCGTCTTCTTCATATTCGTCATCCGACATCATGTTTTCATTAAACATGAATGAATCGGAACGCTGTTCGACATTTCGAGTCGCTTCTTCGAATAATGTATCGTCAAAAGTCTTATCTATGTATTTAACGAGGTTTGTTTTCCCAATGTAGTTTCGTACACGGGATT